TATTAATGTAGTTGATGGTCGTCCACAGGAAATAACAGCAATTAACCCCCAGCACATTGAAGTAGTAGCTGACCCTATTAATTTTATAAAATGCTATCGATATAGTAATGGGACAGGAACAATGTATCTGTCCCCTGATATTGTATGTCACACCCGTTTTGTAGACCCAGAGAATCCTTGGTGGGGTATGAGCCCTTTGCAGGCGGCGGCGCTAACAGTAGACACAGATATTGCGGCTGGCATGTGGAACAGAGAGGCGATGGCGAACAGGGCACAGCCAGACTTAATTATATCTCCAGAAAATGATTTAACAGAATTACAATATGACTTGTTTAGAACATCTATGAAAGAATCTATACAGGGAGCGGGCAATGCTCGTAACCCGATACTCATGAGTAGCAAAGCGCGTGTGGAGAAAATGAGCTTTAGTCCTACTGAGATGGACTTCATGAATTCCCGCACATTTAATCGCGAGGCTATTTGTGGAGCGTTTAGAACTCCGGCTCCGCTCGTTATATTCGACCAAGCGGGCGGGAGTATGAATAACAACCTCTCTCCGGTATATAGGTTTTTCTGGGAAAATACGGTTATGCCAGTATTAGATAGGATAGTAGAAAGTCTAAATCAGACATTGATACCGTTCTATGGTAAAGAAGAGAAATTGCGCATACGCGCGGACTATACGCAGGTGCGAGCCTTGCAGGTATCTAACTTAGATAACGCGAAGATAGCGCTCATCTATAGTCAGATTGGAATACCGTTCCAGTCATATAACAAGTTATTGCAATTAGGATTTCCAGATGACGTTGATATTGTTCCCGAGCAACCAGCGATGGGCCGGGCTCCGGCGAATGTTGATAGACTGCACGCGATAGAGGATAACACACAGTCGGGGATGACGAATGGGAATAGTAATAGTGTGCCAGCTGACGATGTAGTACAGTAGTTATTTTAATATATTATTTTGCGCCCAAAATAATATATTTCAAAAAATAATATATAACTATTGACACACTGTGTAAATTAATGTAGAGTTTTATTTAGAAACAAGGGGGACATATATATGTCTAAACGAAAAACTTCTGACTTCACCTTTAAGATGAAGTCTTTTGACGAGGAAACCGGAACGTTTGAAGGCTACGCATCGACATTTAAAGGTGTAGATTTGGCAGGAGATATGATTATGCCGGGGGCGTTTATTCGCACCTTGAATAATCGTAATGGTAAAGCATTGCCCCTTTTATGGCAACACGACCCTTATGAACCAATCGGAATGGTGACAGAAGCCTTCGAGGATGATAACGGCTTGAAATTTAAGGGAAAGATTATTATGGAGTGTGAGGCTTCAAGACAGAAGTACGCCCTGCTTAAAGAGGGCGCTATTAGTGGAATATCTATAGGATATGACACGATTAAAAGCGAAGCTGTGGCGGAAGGCGAATTATTAATCAATGGCAAGGCTTGCCGTAGGAAATTGCAAGAAATAAAGTTGTGGGAGATATCATTGGTTACATTCCCTTGTAACGAAGATGCTCAGGTTGACAGATTAAGTGTTAAAAATATGGATGAGATTACAGGAAATATGGCGGACATGGCAAGTTCTATTCAGTCTTTAATGACAAAAATTACAGAGCTTGTGGAGTCCAATAATAATCTATTAAAGGCGCAGACTCCTGAGCCAAAAGTAGACGAAGCGAATTCTAACGATGGGCAAACCCCAGACGTTAATGATAAACAGGCAGATAAAGATGCAGAAATCCCCGAACCCTCTACTCCTATTGTAGACCCAGAACTTTCCGCTGATGGCGACGGTGATGGTAGCGATGGTACAGTGGAAATCGACATTTCTGATATTAATGCTTGTTCGCTTGCTGACGTGCTGTCGATTCAAAATGCTTTAGAGGAGACGACCTCTCTGAGTGGTGAGATAGCGGCGATGATGCAGGTTGCTGTATAACGCAAAAACTAAAAAAGGAGGCATATATTATGCCACAAGTACAAGAACTTATTGATGTTGTAAAAGCGAATAACGAGGAAATGAAGAAAGTAATGTCCGAGTACGCTTCTATGGCTACTAAATCAGAAGCCGAAACAAAGTCTTTAAAGGCTGAGTTAGAAGGCTTAAAACAGACTAATGCAGAGGCTATTGCAAAGAGTCGCGAAGAGTTGGAAACCGAAGTAAAGAACCGCCAGAAACTGGAAGCTAAACTGCAACGCCTGCCCAATATGGGCGCTGAAGGCGAAGTTATCGAGAGTCTCGGTAATCAGTTTATCAAGTCAGACGCGCTGAACCACTTCAAGAAAAACATGGCTTCTATGAAGACGTCAGCCGCATTTGAAACCAAGTATCTTGCGATTTCAAACCCGACTCCTGCTGCTCGCATCGCGTTGCAACAGACTACTAATTTGGGCTTAATTGCACCGAATTATCAAACTTACCATATGCGTGACCTGTTGTCAGTTATCTCAACATCCACTCCTAATATTGAATGGATTCGTGAGACAATCCCCGGCGGATTCACTGACAATTCCGCTATCGTTCCTGAAAGCGGTTTGAAACCGGAAAGTACATTCTCATTCGAAGAGAAAATAGCCAGCGTTAAGACTATCGCTCACTATGCTCAGATTACCAACCAGATGATGGAAGATAATCCTCAGTTAGCACAGTATATCGATACTCGCCTTCGCTATGGCTTGGCTCTGAAAGAAGACTGGGAAATCCTTTACGGTACTGGCGGAGCTGACTCTTTAGACGGCTTGAAAAACGCTGGTGTTCAGACTATTAAATGGTCAGACGGCGACGCAGAAGATACAATGATGGATGCTATTTTGAATGCTATGGTTAAGTCCATGATTTCATTCTACACCCCGACTGGTATCGTTATGAATATCAAAGACATGGCGAAGATTCGCAAGTCAAAATCAACAACTGGCGAATATCTGTATCAGACGACCTCTGGTCAGCCTACGTCACTTTGGAACCTTCCTGTTGTTGAAAGCACCCTGTTGTCAGAAGGCGAGTTTGTTGTAGGTAACTTCGACATGGCTTGTAACCTTTATGATAGAGACAGTGTGACGATGCGCATTGGAGAACCAGGCGATAGCTTCCTGCGCAACAAGAAGTCGATTCTTGTTGAAGAAAGATTAGCTCTTGTTACAACTCGCCCAAGTGCGATTGTTTGGGGCGAATTTGATAGTGCGCCAGCCAGCTAAGAAGGATAAATACAGCTAAAGAGTAGCCGTTAATACCCTCGCTTTTCAGCGAGGGTATTTTTGTATTTAATAATCCAAATTAAGATTATACAGTTTTGGCACCTCTCCTCTCGTCCACGGAGCATCGACAGAGAATTCTGCTATACTGTATTTTTCTATATAGTCCCATAGCGCAGAGGGTTTGAATAGACTACAATTAACAAGTAATGTGCCATCTTTTTTTAGAGTTAACAACCCTTGTTCATAGAAGTCTATATCGTTATTTCCCCACAGTTCGATATCTTCCGCTATCACAGCATCAGACAGTACTCCACGGCACCTCTCGGTGTTATCAGCGCTGGCGAAGCGGTAATGCGTTCCGTCCGCGAATGTGATACTGTGGCGAGGTGTTACAGTATATTTACAATCATAGTATCTTGCAACGTCGTGCATGAAAGCGTCTATTTGTGTTCCATTGGCGCACAAAACTAAAACAGTATAAAAGTGAGGTATGTGTTGCTGTTTCAGCTGTTTGATATGTACAATAGCTTTATGCGTCTTCCCATAACCTCTGGATGCTAAGGTGATACACTTATTCATTTAGTCCTCCTTATAGAATAATCCTTGCTCCAACAATTTGGATAGCAGGAAAACTTTTTAGTTGCATATCATAGTTATACGCGGTTTGATAATACGCTTTCTTTACTTCTAAATTCTCTAAAGGATTGCGTATCTCCTCAAAAGCATTCAGGTCGGGCATTTTTACATAAACAACAAGCGAGCCATGTTTACGGATTGCTAAGTCAATAAAGTTACAAAAATTAGCGAGGTTCATAGGTTCTTTCATTGCCCAGTCTGCATCATCTTCATCTTTATGTACATCTTTTCGGATGATGTCTCGAATTAAGTCGTTCGCAGTAACAGGAATAAATATTTCTTTACTGCAATACTCTACAGTTTTCCTTGCCGCTTCAATCTGTATTAGATTGTACGTTTCTGTCGGCAGAGTGAGGTGAACCTTTGTTACGTTAGGTTTCTCGCTGTTCATCGGGGGATTACTGAATCCCGTAATTCTTTTAGGCATATAGCCTCCTTTGTATCTGAATACACGAATATCATAATACAAACAAAACATAGTTGTCAAGGAGTTTTTGAAAAATATTTTATTTCTTCCTATTGACAACCAGCATGTAAACTTTTATACTTTAATTGAGGATAAAAATATGGTGATGATTAGAAAAAATTATATGGAAAAGAAAGAAGAGATGGTTAAACTCCACAACAAAGGGTTTAACTATGCAGAAATAGCTCGCATGTTTGGTTGTACAAGACAAAATGTTAGAAAAACTATTTTGCGTCCTGATAAACCACAGAAGAGAAGTTTTCCATTTGTTATTGTAGACGATATCCGTTTTAGTTTAAATGATAAAGGTTATTATGTCACCCGAAAATTTAATAACAAACATTTACCTTTACATGTATATATTTACGAAAAATATAACGGAAAAATACCAGAAGGATATGATATTCACCATGTGGACGGGGATTCTCTTAATAATAATATAGACAATTTATTAATGATAGAGCATGGAGAACACAGAAAACTACATAGTAAAACTGGTTTATCTAAAGATAAGTCTTTTCAAGACTTAATAAAAGGAGTAAAATAAGGTCATGAAAAAGATATCATTTTGCATACCTTGGCACGACACTGGAAAATGTCAGCGTAGGACAGATATATTCAACTATCTAAAAAACTACTATGAGACAGAAATTGTCCCTCAGTATGAAGGCTCAGAATTAGTTGTGGCTGGCGATAATTCAGGAGAGAAAGAGTTAAACAGGTCTCGAATGAGAAATAATTGCGCTAAAATAGCATCGGGAGAAATATTATTTTTTATTGACGCAGATTGTTATTTATCTAAATATTCTATTGATAAAGCTATAGAGAAACTTACTGAAGGTGTTGGGATGGTGCAGTATACTCGTGTATCATGGGTTAGAGAAGATAATACTAAAAATATTTTATATAATAATGATGCATCATGTTTATTAAAGGGAGAGCCTTCGGACGAGTTGTGGGGGCTTGTGTTTGTGGTGCGGAGAGTGGAATACTTCAAAATAGGAGGT